AAACTAAAACTATTGGAGCTTTTCGAGCATTAGAAACTAATTCTCTTGCAAATTGTTTTCCTTCAGATGTTCCAACTGCTTTACCTTCGTAAAATTCTCGGTAAACTTGACCGTTCACAAAAAGTACATACCCAATAGATGATCTTAAGTTTCCTGTTTGGTCCATAAAACCAACGCTTTGTTTTGCATGAGAAACAACATTTTCACCTAAGTATAAATAAGCTTGAATACATTTTTTTAAAGTATCATCAATGATTTTTTGATTTAGCTTATCTAAATCTTTACTTGAAAAATTCGGTCTTATACCCATAATCGATTGTGTAATAATCCTTGCGTAAACCTTAGTGCACTACCTTTAATTCTTATGTCCTTACCTTCTGAATCATTTGAAACGATGATAGTTTTTCCTATTTCAATTGGTAAAACAGATTTATCTAAATGAATTAATGAATTAAAAGCAATTGTAATTCCATCAGTTCCAGCTATCATTTTTCCGCTTGAATTTACTTGCTCGCGACACATAGAAACGAATTTTATTCCGTTTTCATTTGGAATCATTTCGCCTGTTTCTTCATCGTAAATCAAAGAATTATCTTCAATGAATAAATAATGATCGTGTCCTATTGCCCCCATGGATCTATCGCAGTTATTCTAATGGATTAGGTAGGTTTAACTTTGTAGCCAAACGACCTAACATCATTCGAATCGCATTCCAATTCCATTTAACCGTCATATCTCCTTCGGAAATACTTTCATACATCGGAATCCAAGAACAAAAAGAATCATACAAAGCCTTCTCGCAATCTTCCAAAATCAATTGTCCGTCTGGGGTTAAAGTAGGATTTTCAGCAAATAAAATGTTTACATCATTTGCATTAGCTCCAACTCTAGACATTACGCTTTGTATGTATTCTTTGTTTGTCATGATTACGCTTCTGAGATTAGTTTACGTTCTAACAATGAAGCAATTCGAGATTCTTCGAAATCAACAGGAACTTCCTCTCCTATTTCGTAAATCTTTGCTTCGTTATTTTGATCACGGAAACGAGAAATCACTTTGTAAGATTTAGGTTTTTCTAAATCTTCAACCTCAGCTTTCTTTTTAACTCGGATCACTTGACCAACTTCAAAACCTTTATCAGTTAAAGCAGGTTCAGCGTCAAAATGTTCTTGTGTCAACTCATCTAATTCCGATTGCTCAATTTTAGAACCTACTTCGATATTTCTCTCAGCTAGCAATTCCGCTAACTGAGAGTTTTCTTCTACTAATTTTTTAGTAATTGTTACTTTAGCCATGATTATCCAACTGGTAAAACTTTATCTACAATCTCTTTATTCCAAGTAGTATTATTTACTTGCATAAGAGTTGATCTACCTGCTAAATCCCAAACAGGGAATGCGTTTGCAATACCTTGAGTAACCTCTTTAACAGGATTCTCTTCTGACCATTTTTTGATTAAAGTATGAGAACGTAAAACTTTTAAAGCTTTAGAGTTCTTCAAATTCATATCAATAGGTTTCTTGTAAAGAGTTCTACCTAGCACTTTAGCTTCTGAGAACATTACAACATCATCCTCAAAAGGGTTACCTGTAACACGATCTCCGTTTTTATCTTCAAGTGTAATGTCTTGATCGATAATCACGATCTGAATTCCATTCAATCCTACTGCTTTAGCAAAATAAGAATTTACTCCAGCTAAATCAGGTTCTTGAGCTGTACCAATTAAATTAGTAACATAAGAAGCTGAATTTTTAATAATCTGCTCCTGACGTACAATTTTCGATAAAGTTGTAGGATTCATAAAAGCATATTTGTAAGAAGCCCCGAAAGATTTTCCTACTTTAATAGCTTTCTTAAAATCTGATACAATGTCAGCATCTGTTCCTTCCCAAGATTTTGAAACACCTACTTTTTGTGTTGTTGGAATTTCATAATCCAATGGCATAGCTTGTTTAACGCCTTGTGATATTTCTTGATTCATTACTAAACCACCTAACGAGATTTGACGCAATGCCATCCATTCAATTTTTGAAGCGATACCCGTCCAGCAAAACTCTGTATCTTCTGCCCAAAACTCAATTAAAGCTGTCATATCTCTATTTTGAGAGAACATCGCAACAGCAATATCATATTCAGTCAATTCGTTTTCTTCTAACTCGCGTGAAATGGCAATTTTTGGAATTAATCCTGCGATTTTTTCGATAGCATCACGAACTTTCTTAGGAATAGTTGAACCTCTAGCAACTAAATCTGCTGCGATTTTCAATCCAACTTGTGATTCTAACGTTGTAAACGTTAACTTATAAGTTTCTTTTACAGGAAACAAAGTTGGATAGTAAAAAGGCTTTAAATCGTATGTATTTACTACGGCTTGTACATCACTTTCGACCAAGCCAATCATTAATGATTCGTTCATTTTCTTGTTTTAAATATTAAACATAAACTAATGTTGGAGCAGTTGCTTTTTGCTCAGTTGTTAATCCAGGGCAATTTGATTCTTGGATAACCGCAATAACCCACGCACTAACAAAAACATTCCCTTTATCAGAAACATTCTTCTCTTCACCACATACCGCAATTACAACTTTTGACTCTCCGATAACATCTCCTTTTGCCACAGCTTTAGAGAAACCTTTATCTAAAGTCAAAGTATCAAAGTCTGTTTTTGATTTATCAATTGCAGTGATTTTAGCACCCAAAATTGTCATTCCGACTTTTAAATGAGAACCTTTTAAAACATCAATTGAAGTTGCTGAAGTGTCTGCTGCTTTAGAAATAAAAGCATTTCCTACTACTTCATAAAGTCCACCTTTTCCCTTTGCAAGTGGCGCACCTTCTAAAAGACGTTCATCTTCTAATGATGCAGGATCAATTGCTACTCCTCCAGGAATATCAGCTACTTTATGTAAAATACATCTAGTCGGCTTACGCCCTTTAGATCTTGAAATTTGTAATTCTGACATAATTAAATTTCTTTACCGCCTAATCCATCATCAGTTGAAGCTGTAGATTTTGTAATAAAATCTTTTACAGAACTCGACACGCCATCTGGAGCTTTTTCTCCGAATGATGGTTGATGATTAGTTAAGCCTTGATTAATAAATGATTGATTTGATGTTGTTACATCTGTTTGAATTTCCGCCAAGTATTCCGCAAATTCTTCGTCATTTTCAAAAGACATACGAGGGAAATTCTTTGAAATTGTATTTTTCAAAGTTTCGTCTTTTACATCTTTTAAAATGTCATTGATTTGTGAAAGCCTTGTTTCTGTAGTCTTGCCAGCTTTGATAGAGTTGATTTCTTGCAATAATGGAGCGTTTGCTTTTTCAATAGCAGCCGCAACAATTGAAGCAATATCTGTTGGATCAGAATTTCCTCCTTCATCTTTACCAGGTTCTGGATCTCCTTCTCCTTCACCACCTTTACTTTTGCCAGCATTTTCTAAAGCTGTTTTTGTCGCTTTAGCAATTTCAGAATCTACTTCCGAACGTAATTCTTTTTGAAATTCAGTAACCTGTTCGTCTGTTAACTTTTCGACAAGTGCCTGCGCTTCTTCTTCTGTTGTGATTTGTAACGAATAAGCAGTTGCTAATCGCGCCAAAACATCTTTTCGAACGCCTTTACCTAGAAATCTAGTATTAAGTAATTCAAGTAATTTTTGTTTCATTATAATGAGATTTTAATTTCAAATCGATTAAAACAAAAATATTGAACGATTTTCGCTTAAGTAGTGTATTTTTTAACGAGATAAGAGCGAGTTACGGGAAAGAAAATTGAATTATTACGGTTTCACGTAAAACAAATCTATTTTCATTAGTTATCTTTACTTAAATGAAAATCACCGGTCAAAAAGAAATTATAAAAGCAGTTTTAGAAGCTTTGGATACTTCCGTTATTGGTATAGGAATTAAAGAGCGTTACAATATCAAAAAATCAAATGATAAAGTAAATTACTCTTTAAATTTCCAATTGAAAGAAGATAAAAAAGTGAATGAAACTGACTACTTTTGGCTTGGATGGATCGCTAATCAATATTATTGAATTATGTGTATATGAATAAATTAAAAATTATAATGAAAAAATATAAATCAGATAATAAATTTTTATTTTTTTTAAGTCTAGGTTTAAATATTGCTTATTTAATAAATATTATAGTATTTGATTATGAATTTACTTCTACTGATGATATTAATAATATAGCCACACCTATTGTGGCTGTGATAGCTTTGTATTATGCACATAAATCTTGGGATGAATCTAGATCCCAAAGTCGTTATGAATCTACAAAAACAAAAATAGATAGAGTGTTTAATTCTATAACAAATATAGAGCTCAAATATCACGAAGGAGATGATTTAATGATTTTAAAGTTTAATGAGTTTTCTAATAAATTAGGATATATCTACAATAAACTTGAAAAACTGAAATATGATGAATTTACAAATAGTAATAGTTTTGAAATAGAATCCTATTTTAAGAAATTTGATAAATTAAACTATAATTTTAATGAATATTTTCAAAATGAAAAAATTGAACATGAATTATTGAATTTAAATAGTATAATCAATCATATTCATAAAAGTAATTTATTAAACAAAAATCATAAAGAACAATTATTAGAATATATTAAAGAAATTTATCAAAAAACTTTTAGACGATATATTTTATTAGTCAATTGTGATATAAAAGCTGTTTTCATAACTCAAGATGAGGAGTTTATTTTAAAAGAATTAAGAAATTTTGATTTAGTTAAATACATTAATAAAGTTTATTATAACATCAATATCCCTTAACCCAATAAGGAACCGTCTTATATCCCTTATAAATGTCTGCTTTTTCTTTCAAATGATTTTTATAACTAGCAGGCATTTCTTTTATCTCAGTAGTTTGAAAGTTTCCTAAATGCGAATAAGAAGGCTTTACAGCTCCTTTTAATTCATCGGTAAACACTTCGATTGGTTTAAGTATTGGGATTTGGTAACAGCGACAATTCGGATGCCAACCTGTAAATAAAAACCACTTTGGATAACTGTCAGCTAACGGACCACAAACCCCACAATCAAAAACATTATTCGAACGTTTAATTTCGAAACCAACAACAAAGTCCATTGACTTCCATCGTTGATTTTCGGATTCTTTGTAAAAAGTATTGATTTCTGTACTCGCTAAACGTAAAGCATTCTTATGAGCTGAGCGATAAACTCCTTGCCCTGGATTATATGCAGCAGCATTTTTACTTAAATGTAATTGCCCTTTAACATCGCGAACTCGTCTAAAAAGCTTTTCTGGTTCGTTAAGATATTGTTTAATATCTCGTGCTAATACTTGAGCTGAATCACCATTTTTTAAAGCTATTTCTAACGAATCAATGATATTTGTTTCAAACTGTTTCGAATATTTCCAAACACGATCAGATAACTTAAATTGATTTAATGAGTAGCCTTGTTTAATTTATCAATATCGAAATAAGTTTCAACAAATTTTGTTGCAGTTCCTTGTGCTAAAAGCCATTGTTCCTTAGTTGCAGAATTGATTTTGTTTTCTAAATCGATTGAAAGTTGTTTCGTTAGTTTTTCAATTTCTTTTTTTAATTGTGGAGTTAAGGTATATAAATCAATATTTTCGTTTAACTGATACAATGAAATTACTTTCGAAATGTATTTTTGAAATAACTTTTCGATTTGTTGCAAGTTTTTACCTGCTGCAATTCTTGCAAGTTTTTCGTCGCTTTTTATGAATTCATCGATAGTCATCTAATAAATTGTTTTGATAGGAGATAATTCAAGTGGATTAAAAATATTTGTTTCCGAATTGAACGTAACAATATATTGCACACCTAAATTTGTAATTTCATACCCTAAAACAATTCCTATTTTTTGATCCATGTCTGTTTTGGAATAAACAACATCACCTATTTCATATTCTACTTCTATAGATAATTTCATAATTTCTTATTTTATCGTTTTTTAAAAAAATAAGCCTTTTACAACCTGCTTATTCATACACTTTTTGCAGGAATAAGCAGATTTGTAAGGTTTTTATTTCTTATTCGCTCGCTGGATTAAAATAATCCACGTTATTTAATTCCTTTTCTTCTTGCTTAATCTTCTCGTAATCCTCAGTATCTTGACCTTGCCAATTCTTAACAGATTTCTCGTGAGATTCTAAAGGCTTGTTTCCATTTTTAAGTAAAGCTATTTCGACTTGTTCTTTTTCGTTTTCTACCATGAAAGGAACGATTTCTGGCTCGATAACAAGATTATCAATTGCAGTTTTCCAAGAAGGATTTAATGTTGCAAGAATTTTTTTAATAATATTGATTCGACGCTGCAAATACTCATCATATATTTCTCGTTTCTCCATTACTTTCAAATGCGCATCAAGGAATAACATTTTTAAAGCAGTTCCGGATAAAGCGCCTAAAGATTTTACTTCATCAAAAGAGATATTTGGAGTTTGTGAGAATAATTGAATATTTTTTACAAGGTTATCAATTTCGAGTTTAATTGAATCAGTTGCTTGATCCCATGATAAATAACTCATATCAGATTCTTTGTCAAGCTCAACTCCTCCTCCTGGTCCTTTGTTTAGATAATTTTTCAGTTTACCAATTACTTTAAGAATTGGATAAGCATTTCGATCATTCACTTCTCCATGATCAGAAACCAATACTTCAATCCTTTCGATTAAATCTTGTACATCATACCATGAAACGTTTTCCTGTTCTCCAAATACAGCAGGTATCTTTTCTAGTACTTGCTTTTTAGGATAACCTTCTACAATTCTCCATTCTTTAAAATTCTCGAATAAATAAGTAAAATTTTGCGTGTAAACTTCAAAATACTCAACCTCTTTTCCTTCAATCTTTTTTATGTAATTACGAGAGAAACAAATCATATCATCAAAGTCATCTTTACACGGATATAGTTGACTACTATTTT